GGACCTTGAAATCCATGAGAGAATACCTTGACCCAAGGAAGTGCATCATCACCATCCACAGCAGATGCAGGGAGGAAACGAATGGTTGCCATACCATTACCTGCCTTATCTACCTCTGGTTTCCAGAAGTTATCGGAACGATCTGAAGATGATTCTGAAGAGTTCAGTGCCTCAACTGCTTTTGCAAGCTTGTCAAGGTTACCGGATTGACGTTTTAGATTAGCAAATGTGCTCATAATTACCTCTTATGTTACGGAATATTAAACGGAGTATAAACGGATTATTTCACTCAATACATTATATCATACTATTTAGGTGTTGTCAAATATACATTTTAAGAATTGTGAGTGTAGTACCCCAATCCGTATGATATATACCAACTCCACCTTCATCATTCCACTTCTCAATTGTTGAATGTGTATCATCAATCAGAAGTGCATTTTTCTCTGCATATTCTTTCTTGTGTTTCTTACCAGGAACGAATATAGCAGGGAAATCAATTCCCATCTTCTCCAACCACTCTCTTTTATCTCTAGAGATGTTTTTGAACTGCTCTTCATTAGCAGTAGAAGATAGGATAAAAATCTCAATATCTTTTAGTTTCTTTAGGTACTCAAGACCTGGCTTGGCATCTGGCATCAGGTCCAAGTTAGCAAACTCACCATCATCTACAAACTTATTCCAATTGTCTCTCATCTTCTTATGCTTATGAGAGTCCATTGGGTCTGTACCAAATATTTCGATATATCTCTTACGGAAGTCAGCAAGGACACCATCTAAGTCCACGTATATACGTTTGATATCAGGTTTGTTCATTTAATGCCTCTTTTAAAATACTTTTAAATTTCTTTCTATCATAATCTATGAATGGAGTGTACTTAACTATCTTCCTTCTCCATGTAGGATAGATTATATCATCATCAATCTTCTTGTCCCACATAGGAATAAAATTCATGATATCATTTAGAATACATACAGTTTCGATACAGACACCACCTTCCATTAACACTTGAAGAAGTAAAGGAAAGTTACCTTGTTGTATCTTCAACAAATCATTAGGCGAAGATACCTTCTCAAAGAGAGACATTATATCACTTTCAAAATGATATGTCAAGCTCTGTGTTCTCTTCTGCCACTTCTTATAGTTAACTTCACCTACTTCATTGGATATCTCACCAATCCACTTCACATCAATTTCTAGGAAATTTGAGATGTAGAACTTCTTTAAGTCCTCCATACTATATTTTCTAGACAGTTTACAAAAAGTATATTTATCCTTTCTTGTTTCAAATTTAGATTTAGAAACACTTGTCTTACCATTATATTTTAGAAAGTCATAACTATCAGAAGAGAAGTGAAGTTTAAGAGCATTAAATAAGGCAAAGGCAGAGAAACCTGTTCCTTCTGTCATCATATAGGCAATTTAGAACTTCTTTTAATCTGATTTGCTTCTTGTGCTTCTTCACTGATACGACTCTTCAGAGCATTAGATATCAGTGTACTGGCTACTTCTACTTCCAAACCAGATTCCTCACAATGATGAAGAATGGCATCCAAACGGGTACTACCCATTCTGTGTGCCAACCCCTCTATCATCATACTAAAATTTTGAACTTCATCTTTTGTAGGCATAATATAAACTCACGATGCAAAGGATTATTATATCACAATATTCTATGTTAGTCAAGTATTTCTATTTTAACTTGTGCAGTTCCATCCATTGCAATAACATTCTTAGCACCTTGTGATAGGTCTATGATTCTGCCCCGAACAAACGGTCCACGATCATTGATAACAACAATAACTTCCTTGTTGTTGTGTAGGTTAGTAACTCTTACCTTAGTTCCAAGTTTCAAAGTTCTATGGGCTGCAGTCAATCCATGCATATTGAACCGTTCACCTGATGCAGTTTTATGTCCATGATGAGCACCTGCGTAATAAGAAGCAACACCGATTTCATCGGAAATTACCATTTTTGAACTCATTAAAAAAAATGATATGAGTAAAATTTTTAGATGTTTTTTAATATACATCATTTTCTCCTTTTTGATTACGAATCAAAAGTAAAAACTAAAGATTCTTGGTCTCCAATTATGAATTTGACTTTTATTTTTTTGTCTTTGGAGGGTTTGTGGACGGAATTATATCCGTATGAATCACGATAACATTATAATTTGTAAATACCTTTGGTAGTTGATGGATGAAAGTTTTTCGTTGGATGAAGGGATGAACTTACAAACCCTTTATTACCCCCAAGGCGCTTGGTGGTATCCAATAAAAGTGGTGAGTATTGAGTAACAAGGAACTCACCGTAACCCCGTTGAAGATTACGCTGTTAGAGCGTATACTCCAAAGTCTGCATCGTTTGCTGCATTTACTTTATTTATCTTCTTCGACTGGGGTTCGCTACGCAACTCCCAATCCTAACGGCTTCTGATTCTTGCCGATCCCTTTATAACTTCATTACCGAATCGATACTAGTTCCACCCCATCAAAAGCACTCTAACTCGCTTCGATCACTTGGTGGACCGGAAGACTTACGGTAGGGGTCATATGATTTACAGTATGCATCCTATAAATCGACCTAGAGTGCTTTTGGTGGAGTGGAGCGGTACTGCCCCGCTGTCTTCCTGCAACTACATTATAAAGTTTGCTATCTAAATGATAGCGGATTATTTATCGTTAAATCCACAACAATTATTAATTACCACTGTACTTTAAAATAACCATTTTGGTAGATATATGAAGTAACACTATACGAAGCTCCACCACCAGGATCATCTGTTATACCATAATAAATATTCCAAGCACCGTCTGGTTGATTCATATACACACGACTTCTTGCTGACCATCCAGCTGTTACAGTATAACCGTTAATTAATGATGATGGATTGATTGGCGTATACCATGAAACACCACCAGCATTAGAACCCCGATTATCATATACAACACATCCACCACCATTAATATTAATATACATGTAAATATGCCAGTCAACATAGAAAGATTGACTAAACATAGTAAATGCATAGGCTGGAATTCCCAAAGAACCTATCTGAGATGCCCCACCCATACCCCCAGTATTCGTTCCCAAAACTTGGCCGGGTGATACTGCCAGAGTAGTTGAATTAAATCCTTGTGGTACTGGCCATGTAACATATAATCTATACACATCAGATGGAACCGTAAATGAACCACCTCCAGCGGATCTAAATTCTTGAGTGCCGGTATAAGTATAATCACGACCCCTTATATCTGACATTGATATTGGTGCACCCGAACCCCATTTACTAGAATCTGCATAGTGTCTAAAAACTGAACTATTGAAAGATTTTTGTGCATTAGATGGTGCACCAGAATTACTATTAACATCAGACATTGATATGGGTGCGATTGGTAATGGCATTTATATTGACCTTTTTTTATAAAATATAATACTATTTATTTTACAACTTTAGTGTCTTTACCTTTTACCGACTTCTTCAGAAGTTTAAACCAAAACTTTTTCTCACTCTCTTTGTCGTGATTAAAGCAAGATTCATAAAGTTTTTTAATTAGTTTTCTTGTTTTCATAGTACTATTATATATAAAAACTAAGATTTTGTCAAGTGTTATTTTTATAAAATTGTATATGTTCTACTAAATTTACCAGATGATCTTCAGTTTTCTCAATAAAAACAAGAGGTTGTTCATTATCAACTGCCATTAGAGTAACCAACTGATTAATGGGTTCTCCAATCAACTCTTCTACCATCAGGGCATATGCAGTTTCTTGGGCAAAGTAATCACCAATCATATCTTTGGTCTTGATTCTACTATTGGTCTTGAAGTCAATAATAGACAACACACCATCCCAATATGCAATCAAGTCAACTCTACCTGCCATCTCTAACTGCAGAGAGTATAATGCCTGTTCTTGATACCATACCTCACCTACATGTTCATCAATAACAGGTTTAATAGTTCTGAACATCTCTAGTGCATCAGGAAAGACACCTCTAGCATACCCATCTACATTTGATATGTAATCTTCACATAGTTTGTGTACACGGTTACCTCTAGAAGATGCTTTAGCAGAGATTTTATTTGCGGTTTCCTCACCAACTCTATTTCTCCATTCCACAATGGATTGTTTCTTCTTGGCACCGATAACGGTAGTGACAGAAGGTAAACGGATTCCATCTGGTGTAGTATAGAATCGTTTACCATTGATATTTTGAGATTGTAGGTCTTCTAGTATAACTGGTGGATTGAATTTAAACATTATAAACCTAACTTTTCTTTTTGATATAATTAC